ATTGTCTGCGTTGATTTTCTGCACACTCGTTTAAACGCTGTTGGTAAATACCAAACAAGAAGCGTGATGCAGTTTCGCCTGAACGAGCAGTTTGTTGTGAGTCAAGCAAGTCTGCTGCTGCGTGTTGCGGACCAAGGCGAGAAGGGTCAAGGAAGGAAATCATCCTAAAGGCTGCGCCATAAATGATTACATCCTCAGCGTATGACGGCAAGCCAGTAACTGTTGTGAACTCATCTGTTGCTGCCGACAATAAAGTTGGGCGCTTTGAATAAACAACATTGACTTTACGCCCCGGAACAATAGGAGAGTAAACGCTGATGCTCTTTCCTAAATTGCCACCCGTACCAAATGTTGTTGGATTAGCCAATCGGTCTAGTTGCCATGCACGAACTGGAAGCCACTCGTTGCTTGGACCTATGACTGAGTGAGTAAGGTTTAAAATGTTTTCTGCTTCATCAGGTAAATCGTAAGTTGTTTTAGCAGCCACAAAACTAAACTCTGTTTGACCAACACCAAAGATTGCTGGGTAAACAGCATTGATGGTGTCGTTAATAGCACGCTTAATTTCATTGCGTGGGAACAATGGAGAAACAATTACTCTATCATTGGCAGCATGTTCAGCAGCGGTAGTACCGCGTTGTCCACGACCCCAAGGGGCGAGCGTTAATGTGCTTGATGCTGGGTTAACTGTGTTTACATACATGATTTCATCACCAATTTGGATGTAACCACGACCAATTACTGATGTATCAAAAACAGTAATAGAAGTTGTAGAAGTTGTTGCGCTAGTTGTTAGCCATGTGCTGGCTTCGGAGTTAACCGTATAGCCATGCAATAGCGTATCAATACGCTCAGTTAATTGGTTAAGTGTACTCATAGGTTAATAGACCTCAATGCATCTACCGCAGACTTTCCAGTTGTACTAGCAAGTTCGTTACAAACTGCGTTTAAACCTTTGTAGTCATTAGGTTGTCGGGATGAACTAGCCTTGTAATTAAGGGCAGCAATAAGACCTAAGCCTGTTGTACCAGCGTAAGTGTTGGCTGCACCCTGTGGGGCTTTGTAAGATGTAACGCTAGTAATACCTGCAAGGCGATTAAGTTCACCTGTAAGTGTGCTTCCTGCAATACCAGTTGCCATTACTTAGCCTTTCTTTTTGCTGCTGCATTATCAACAAGATTTGGGTAAGGGCGACCAGCCTTCTTTGCTGCTGCTTTTGCCTTAGCCTTTTGTGCAGGAGTCAATGGAGTAGATTTCTTGTTAGGATTTTTTGTATCCCAAAATGCTTTCTTTTTCACCACTTCACCTTGTCTGCCCAGTACGCTGCCGACATCTTGCCTTTGGCAATGTTCTTAGCGTGACGAGCCTTGAAGGATGCTTGGCGTGCAGTTGGTTGTCTATCACCAGTCACGCCTTGCTGTCCAAAACGAATTGTCTTTACTTGCGAGCCTTCTTTAGCCACAACAACATGAGATTTAGTCGGATGACTTGGAGTACGCTTAGGCTTGTTAAAGCCTGCTACACCTGCTCTTGATAGTCGTGGGTCTTTCTTGGCTGGCATGCTTACTTCATCATCCCCGGTTTTGGCTTTGACTTACCTCTTTTAATCATGTCTTTAACATAATTAGGGTCGCCTGCGCCAATTCTTTTTAGGTTTCCTTTGACTGCTGCTTTCTTTGCAGGTGCTACTTTCTTTGCAGGTGCTACTGCTTTTTTCATCATTGATGCTTTTGGCTTCATTGCTGGCATGATTATTTCCCCTTTTTCTTTGATTTACCCGCTACTGCTAAAGCAATAGCGACTGCTTGTTTACGGTTCTTTACAACTGCTGCCTTCTTAGGACCTTTAGGGTCTTTTCCGCTATGTAGGGTTCCGCGTTTAAACTCACCCATAATCTTTTCAACTTTGTTCTTAGGCATTAGTCATCCTCAATTTCGGTATCGTTCTTGTGATACATACCGGGTTGAACTGTGACCTTCTTTAAACTTGCTTCTGTTGGCTTGCTGCTAACATCCCTACCGCCTACGCCGTAAGGTTGAACAGCGCCATAGCATCCACACTCAGCACACATTACTTACTCCTTTGGGTAATTACTTTTACATCTCCGCCAACACTTATGTTGTAATCAGCGGAAATCTTGATTGCTCTACGAGCCACAGCCTCAACGCTCTTAATAGAGTTCTTGCTCATGCCTGCTGCTGCTAATGCACCAAGGGCTAAGTCGCCACCGCTGCCTACCGCATACAAACCACGGTCATCTCTTGACCATAAATAATCTTGGTCAACTTCGTAGATAACACCGTTTAAACAGATAAGTGCATCAAATCCGGCATCTTTATCTTTACTTGTATCGGGGTTATACCCGTTCTCAATCATTGCTTCCCGTAAGGAAGGCAGAACTTTTGTCTGCATAAATACATCTGTTGCTATTGTCTTAACTACTTTTGGTGGGTTCCAAAGATAGTTTGCAATGTTGCCTGCAATGGCATCACCTGAAAACCCAAATACATAGTCACCCTTTTTGGTAACTTTATCCACACCTTTTGCATAGTATGGTTTGTCGTCATAGGTAGTCATGGAGTCTGCTGCGATTAACGCCCAGCCTTTTCCCTGAATACCTACAATGGCAGTCATTGTTACCCCTTAAATGTCCCCGTATTTGCATCAAAGGCTTTACCAGCCTTATCAGATTTTTCAACAGCATCTCTAATTTTTGCCATGGAAGTTCCCGCAGGTTGAATACCTTGCGCTCTTGCAGCAGCATAAGCATTAAGTTCAGCGTTCCATTTTTTCTCAGTCATACCTTTTGCACTATTTGCATCACCTGTGCTGAACTCTAAGTTAGATGCTTTTAGGCACTCGCCCCAATTTTCGTGGTCTTGTGTTGGGCAACCAGTTCTACATGCCATGTTTAAACCGTTGTTATGTAATCTCCATAGCCTGCTGCTATGAGTCGTGTTCTTGTCTGTTCGTCAATGTCGTACACATGTCCACCTAAATAAACTTCGTCTGCTTCTAAAGTCTGAGTTTGGCTTGGGTAACGGTATGACGAATACAACCCGTTTACACGCAGGACACTAATCCCGCGGTTGATACCCATACGCTCAAATAGCGTGTGTCCGCCAGCAGGGGTTTCCTTGACGGAAGGTGGTGTGAATTGGTATGCCATAACTCTCCTTAGTGTAACAGGGTAGCGGGCGTTTAAACACCCGCCACCCCGGTACTAATCTCCGAAATTAGTCAGAGATGCTAGATGAAGTTTCAATGCGGAACAACGCATCCTCACGGTAGCGGGCGAAACCAAGTACGCCGTACCAACCGATTGGGCGGAAACGCATCAACTTATCAGTAACAGGTCCGATAACTACGCCCGGTTCCTGTGCAACTGCTTCTGCCAAAGCCTGCTTTCCAGCAAGGATTGTGCGGAATACATTTGTCTTAGGTGTGATGGTTACAGTTGCACCTGATGTAACAGCAGCAGTAGTTGCTACTGAAAGGGTGATAACTGAGCCATTGATTGCTGAAACAAGTGTGCTTGCGCCAGTTGTTGCAGAAATTGCAAGACCATCACCGACATCAATACCTGATGTTGATGCAACAGTAATTGTTGTTGCACCTGATGCAGATGTTGCTGTGGTTGTAGTTGTGAAGGTTGACTGATTAGCACCTTCTGCCTTTTCGTACATGCGTGGTGTTTCTACAAAGAAAGCACCTTCGTATGTTCCGATTGTTCCAGCCCATAGGTTACCCTGTGCAGAGTCTGTTTGAGCGTGGATGTCGCGCCATCCGACTGAGCCTGTTTCAGCACGAAGGTCGTGTGAAACCTCAGGGTGAATACCGCACCAGTACAAAGAACCTTGGCGTGGAACAGCCTTGTTGCTACGCAACTTGGCTACTGCACGGCGGATTTTTGCAGATGTTAGGGTATCAGCAGATGAAACGGTTGCTGTTGAAGTTACTGAACCGCCGTAAAGAACATTTGTTCCTTGGCGTAGGCTCTCCATTGCAATCTTATCAAGTGAGTCAGCCATGTTGTAGGCAATGATGTCTGCAACTGCTGGGTCCACATCTGATAGAGAGAATAGTTGTAACTTACGAGTTACAAGAGATGCATTTCCGTATTCTGCAAGTGTTACAGAAGTTGTTGATACATCTGATAGTGCTACTGCATCAGGGTCTGTTGCCTCTGAAAGTGCAGAAGTAGCCGCTGCCAAGTCATTGTAAAGTGAAAATACAACGCTTGACCCCGGCATTGCTTGCTGTGCTGGTCGCTTGTCTGCAACGCTACGAACTAGCGGTTGCGAACGGAGAGCGAACTCAACATAGCGGTCATACGCAGTTTTGACCAAGCCTGCAAGGGCTGTGGTATTGGTATCTGCCATGAGTCATTACTCCTTTAGATTGGTAGTTGGTTAATTTAATCCAAGGATGCGATTTAATTCATCTGCGTTACCTGCTGCTAGAATTTTAGCCATAGCATCTGAGTCAACTTCCGGAACTTGTCCTGTTGAAACCACTTGGTTAATTCTTGCATTAGCAGAAACATCTAGTGAATTGTTATTTGAAGCCTGCTCTGAATTAGCGTTTTGGGTTGAACCAAATACATCACCGTATTCATTTAGCCAGCCATTGATTGCTTCCTCAGAAGTATCAATGTCTTGCGGTATAAATGCAGCAATCTTTGGGTTAATACCCTTGGCTTGTAACACATCCTTTACAGTACGCTGGCGGGTCTGCGATTGCAGTCCTTTCAACTCCTGTTCTAGTTCTTTTGCACGCTTTTCAAGCGTACGATTTACTTTACGGAGTTGCTTAACTACATCCGTGCCTTCGTCACCGAAGTCATCAAACTCGTCATCATACTCGTTATTTTGGCTCATTTAGCCATCTCCCTTTCGTTGGTTGTTGTATTCGCAATCCACAATGCATGTAGGGGAACATACCTTGGCTATTGCTACCAGACTTCTTACACTTATCCGGGCTGGTCGGTCAGATAAGGAACCTAATTATTGGTTAGTCGTACTGCGTAGTGAATAAGCACCTACGCCTGACTGACCACCAAAGCGGAACATTGCTTCACGCTCTGCTCTGCGCTTTGACTTTAACAACTTCTCTTGTTCGCCACCAACAACGGCTTGTACTGCTTCTAGTTCGTTGTAGGTTTCGCCTTCAAGTTTAGATAGTTGTGACTGAGTATCAGCAAGTATTCTTGCCTTACCAAACTCTTGTTTCAATGTGGCTACATCTGATGTACCAGTTGCACCAATCAATGCTTCTGCTTCCCTAGAGCGAGCAGCAGCATCTGCGCCAAGTGTGAACCTAGCGTTAGCAGCAGCAGCACCAATTTCAGCAGCACGGACTTGCTTCTTAATAACATCCATTGCTTTCAATGGGTTAAGAAGGTATCCAACAGCATCTGCTTCTGTTACATACATTTCACTAAGAGCCTGCATTACATCCTTTTGAGATGATACACGGTCCTTAGCAAGTGATACGCGTTCCTCAAACTCACGGGCGCTAACTTCATTAGCAATGTAAGTTCCAAGGTCAGAACGCTCACCATAAATCTTTTCATCAAGACCATAGGCACGAAGGGTCTGTGAATAACCACGCTCTAGGTCAATGTATTCACCTTCGGTAATTGCACGGTTCTTATCGCTAAGAGCCTTCATACCCGGAAAGCGTGCTTCATAAGATTTAGTAGTACGGATTTCAAGTTTAATTTGTGCAGCAGTCTTGTCCTCTAAAATCATTTTATTGACTTCATCAGCAAGGTCTTTAAGACCTGCACCTGAAAGAATAGAAACAAATTCCTCTAATGCTGTACGAGTATTATCGCGCTTTTGATTTGTATAAAGTTCCTCAGCAGCAGCGCTATCATCTCCGCCTGTATCATCAGGAATAAAGGCAACAAATTCCTCGTATGTTCCACCTTTACCGTTGGAGAAAACATTGAAAATGTTTGTTCCGCCACCAACTTTGACTGACTTTGTGGTTATGAACTTTCCAGCAAAATCATTGCCAGTACCAGTATCGTCATCAGTACCATCATCAGTACCATCACCAATTTTTTTACTATCAGCAAGTTTCTTTTTAGCAGCATCTGCTTTAGCCTTAGCATCAGCAATTTTCTTTTTAGCAGCATCTGATTTTGCTTTTGCTTCGTCAATTTTTGCTTTAGCAGCATCTGATTTTGCTTTTGCAGCATCAATACGAGCCTGTACTTTAGGGTCAATCGTTGCTGGTTTTACCCCATCAGGTGCTTTGTATTTATCAGGACCAGTAAACTCTACTTTAGTAGGAGTTTTAGTAGGAGTAGGTTTCTTTGTAGGAGTAGGCGTTGTTCTGCTAGGTGGAGTTAAAGTTGGTCTGCTACTTTTTGGCACAACATTTGGTTGTGGCTTAGGTGCAGGAGTAGGCTTAGGTGTTGGCTTAGGTGTTGGCTTTGGTGTTGGCTTTGGTGTTGGTTTAGGAGTTGCCATCTATTAACCTACAATTCCGAAGTCACGAAGCAGGCTAAGCGCCTGATTGGTATAAGTTTCTTTAGCGTTCTTTGTGTACTGCCATAGTGGGTCGTTCTTAATAGACTTAGTAAACTCTGCAAATGTAGATTTAGCAGGCTTACCATCTACGCCAGTTTTCATTGCATACTTCATAAGGTCGTTCCACTTAATAGAACTTTCATCCATTTCAAGAAGTGAAGCCATCTGAGTACGATAGTTACGAGTCATGTCGTAAAGAGTCCTACCTTGGTTTAAACCCTCAGAAAAAGGAGAGTAAAGGTCAGAAGCCTGTCGCTTCATTTCCTCATACCAAAATGACTCATCACGCCCATCCATTGTGTCTAGCAATGACTGGTTAATTGACTTCTTGTAGTTGTCGTCAAGATTAACGCCATACTTCCAAGCCACATCATTGATACGGCGAATTGAACTTCCAATACTTCCGCCACCTGAAAAGATAATGTCTGACTTAGTAGCCAAGTAATTATCTAGTTGAGCATCAGTCCAATCGTTCTTAATAGTTTCTAGGATAATGCCGTTTACACGCTTGTTGTATTCCTCAGGGGTCATCATCTTGCCAGTAGTTGGGTCAATTTGGTTTAAACGGATACCTAAGGCTTCAAGGCGTTGTCTTACTGCATCTGTTTTATTGTTAACTTTTTGACCAAAAGTTGCAGCGTTGCGTGGGTCATTAGACTCTAGGAAAAAGTTACGAAAAGTTGGATACTCAGTCTGCCACCAAGTTGTACCTTTAAGGGCTTCCATAAAGGTTGCTTCATCCCAATTCTGCTTCTTAGCAGTATCAAGAAGTTTCTCAATTTGGTCGCGCATCTTGGCATCATCAAGTGTTTTGAAGGTTTGTCGCATGTAAGAAACCCACACAGTTTTATCAATAACAACTTTATCTTTAGTACCTGTACCAGTTCCTGTACCACCAGTAGAACCACCTGTTGTACCACCTGTCGCACCGCCAGTAGCACCTGCGCCACGACCAGCGCCTTGTGATGCTGAACCTTTGGCTGTGTATGGCTCAGGGTCAATGGAGTTAGGAATACCATCTCCATCTGCATCCTCAAAACTTCCAGTACCCTTACCACCGCTACCAACAACTGGTGTAGGTGTAACCGTTCCACCAAGTTCTTTAATCTTGGTATCAATGTCTTTAATCTTTTTATCAGTTTCTTTAGCACCAAGAGTAAGCGCTCTCTTGCGCTCGCCTTGTAAGCGAGTAACTTCTGCTTGATTTTTCTTTTGCAATGCAGCAGCAGATGCTGTTTTAACTTGTGCATTAAGTTCATCAAATGCTTTCTTTGCTGCTAAGTATTCTTTTTCTGCTTTTGTGTATGCAGGAGTGTTTAACTTAGCGTTTGCAAACGCCCTTCTTTTTTGTTCAAGAAAAGCACCTGTTCTAGCAAGTTTTTCTTGAAGGGACATTTCCTCAGGTTGAACATTACCTCTACCACCACCGCGTGAACCGACTGGCATTATGCTTTCACCTCACGCATCTCTCCTGCTAATTCATTGAAAATAGCATCAAGGTATTTATTTTCCTGACGGGCATCATACTCATCTGATGATTTAATAAAGTCAACAACAGCCTGTTGGCGACCACCAGCACCAGTTGAACTAGATTGAGTCATAGCCTTTTGAAAAGCCTTCTCATACTCAGCACCAGTAGCATCACGACCAAGTAGTGATTGGTATGTGCTTTGGACTAGAGCCTTAGCATCCTGAGATGTGTAAGTAACTCCACCGCTACCTTGCTTGGTATCCATTGCAAGTAATTCATCAGGTGTAAATTTGCCACCTTTTTGAAAATACTCAATAGACTTACGCCCATAGGCTACCCACTCATCAACACCGTTAATAACATTAACTTTTTTGCCAGCAGCATTAAACTTATCTACCCACTTTTGGCGCTCTGCTTCGGACATAGCAAACCATCTCTTGGTCCACTCATCTAAACCAACAGTCTTGTCCTTACCATCTGCACCTTTACCTTGATAAACACCACCTGATGCTAAGGCTTGGTTGAAAATGTCCATAGAACTGGTTGAACCAGTCTTATTAGATGCAGTAGTTTCTACTGCTTTCTTATCTTTTTCATCTGCCATTTAAATCACCACCGGGTCGTTTGGAAAGTATCGGTTATAGAAGTCGCTAAATTCAGGTGACTCAGCACCAAGTTGGGTAACAAACTTATCCCAAAGTTCTGCTAAATCATCATTAGAGTTTGCATCCAATGAGCGTGAACCGCCCATTTGGTCGCGTTGTAGTAATGCCTGACCAATCTTTTTACGAGCATCCAAGTACAAAGCAACAGCCTTTACAACTGCACGGTCACCATTTTGTGCCATCCATGCTTTATTTTGAAACGCTTGTTCAAGAACATCAGCACGCTTCATGTACTTGCCACGGTCAGGCGACATGTATGCTGCGTACCAATCAGGGTTATTCTGTGCCATGTAATCAAGCCATTGGCGTTTAGCATTATTGTATTGCTCTAACAATGGGTCACGATTACTGCCGATACCGTTTTGAATTTTAAATGCATCAATAACATCTTGTATCTTACGGTATTCAGTCCAGCCACGCTTTAGGTTAGCATCCTTAATAAGTTCTGCTGGGTTACGGTTTTGACGATAGGTGTTAGCCGAACCGGGGTATGAACCTGTGCGATACTGCCATTGATAGGCAGCCTGCGAGAAGTCATACTTACCGTCAAAATCATTAGCAAGCCATCCCATAAGTTCAGGCTCACCCTTTGCCTCTGCTGTTGCCATTAGACCGCTGAACTTACGAAGGTTACGAACGGTATCTAGGTTGGCTTCAAGGCTGCCGGGGTTCTTAGATAGAGATACTGTGGCTTCAAAGAAGTCAGGATACATCTCAAAGAACTTGGCTTCTGCTTCGCCGGGTTCTGTGTATTGATTTTGGAACTGGCGGAAAACTTGCTGGTAGAAATCTACCTCAGGAGAGATAGCAAACGGTGCAGAAATTGCAGTCAAAGAACGAAGCATGTAGAACTTGTTAACTTTGCTGGTAATTTCATCTACTGTTGGCACATCTTGGCGCTTGCCTGTGTTGTAGTTGTATGTTTCATAACGCAACATTTGATTAAAGGTACGAACATACATCTCATCCTTAGACCACATGGTTTTCAGACGGCGTACTGTGCTAGGTAGAAAAATCTCAGATGCGCTATTAGGCATACCTGCTGGGAATAGCGGTGCAAAGGCTTCCTCAAACTCAGGGCGTTGGCGCAAGATTAGATAGGCTGGGAATACGGCATAAGGACCAAATCCCGGATTACCTGCTTGACCTTGGGTAATAACATCAAGGCTTGATAATGGGATGTTAACTCGTTTAAACGCGTTCTCAGCCACATCTTGCCACTCACCCGGCAATGCTTTGATAAATGCATCAGGTACTTGAACCACAAGGTTAGCCATACCGCCTTCACCAAGTTGCTTGGTGTCGGTAATGCGGTTGCCTTCTTGGTCAACTATTAACTGTCCATTAACAATTTGTGCAATAGTTCTAGCAGCAGTTGTAACAACCTGTGGGTTCTCGGCAATAATGCCACCCCAACGCATTAAGGTATTTTCATAGGCTGCATAGAACGGGAATAACAAGCGCATTACTTGGCTTGATGATGCACCAGTTCTACGAACAATAGTAAACAAAGTACGCTCTACTTCACGGCGGGCTTCCTCACGGGCAGCACGCTCAGCACGGGCAATTTCATCACCTGTTAGTCGGTCAGTACCTCTAGCCTGTGCAATTCCATCAATGTTTCGTCTAACATTTTCTCTGTAAACAACATTTACTAATGGGTGACGAGCAAAGGTATCCTCAGGAAGTGAACCTAGGAAACGCATAACACGGCGATTAACCATGTCCACAATACGCTCTTGGTCACGGTATTCTTTACTTGTAGTTACAAGCAGACCGTTAATCTCAGGTAAGTTCTCAGGGTTAGCGCCAAAGCGGTTAAGTAAAAATACTTCTACATCTCCGCCTGTAAGTGGCTTGCCATCCTCTTTAGCAGCACGAAGCATAAGTGCTGTGTCCTCATCAGGAACATACAACTTAACAGCATTTCGTGTATCGCTAATACGAGTTAATAGGTAGTCGTTTTCCTCGCCAGCCTTTAACTTACCAAATCCAAGTCCCTTTCCGGGAATTGTGTATGTGTTATTAGCATAAATACGACCACTACGAGTTCTAGTTAAAAATCCTAAAATCTCATCATTAGTTGCACCGTCAAGAATACGACTTACGATTGGGTCCATAACCCCAGTTTCAGGGTCGCGGAAGTGTAGGTTTAATACACCAGCCCATGCTTCAAAATAGCGTGGGTCGCCGGGCTTAACTGGTCGCATTGCTCTTGAACCGGGACCTGCAAGGAACGCCATTTGTTGGCTTCCAATAATGCTGCCCCATGTTTGTTCAGATGATGTACGAGCAAGCATCCAAGATGCATTGTTAAATACTTCATCAACTTCGTATGACTGACCATTGGCTTCATGTGTAAAAGTTCCATAGCCAACCTTAGACTTAACAGCCATCTGTTCTGATTGACTGATGCGAGCGCCTAGGCGAGCCATCATGTCGTCAAGTTGAGCATTAACCTCTGCGTATGAACGACCAAGGTTAGCAGCAGCATCCTCAACGCCATTGTTAATCATGGCAATTAGGTTCTCATCATCATAGTAAGGAGAAACTGCTGGGCGAGTACGGCGTGATTTTTCTTTACGGCGTACTTGTGTACGAGCAACACGGCGTTCTTTAGTTGTCTGCAATGGCTGAGCAATGTCTAATGCAGCATCTGCTTCTGCTTGTGCTGCTTCAATTTGAGCGCGAGTTAACTTAGTAACTTCACGACCACGACCTGCTTCACCTACTGCCTCAGGTAGAACAATGTGTGATAGTCCACCTGCACGGCGGTCATCACCTACAACTGCACGACCAAAATTGTTTTGACGAAGGTAGTTATACAAAGGAGAGTTTTGGTCTTGCCAACCTTTACTCTTTACCCAAGCACGCCAAACCTTTACATCTCCACCAAATACTTCTTTGCGTACATCCAATGGGATGTCTGACCATTTAGTGAGATAAAGAGCATCACCGTAAACACGCATTGGTGTAACGCTTCCACCATCACGGCGGACACGGAATACTGCACGCTCTAATTCTTTAGGATTAAGGCTGCGTATTCTATCCTCATCAACCTTAACAAAACCTTTACTTGTACCCTTGCGAAGTTCAACAATGTTTCCAGCACGGGTAGCGCCAATCATGTCTGACTTCATACGCGCTGCTGCTGTAATTAACTTTTCAGGGTATGGCTTACGAACAGGGCGTGGGTCATAACCCCACTCAAACCAAGAATTACCATCAGTAAAAATGTCGCCTGCACGAACACGCATTTCCTCAACACGGTATTCAGGGTCTAGGTATCTGCTTCCATGAAGGTCTGCATACTCACGAAGTGGAGTTACCCAATCACCCGGATTGATAACAGCAGGTGCATCCTTAGGAACAGCACGATAAACCGTAACCATACGGTTAGGGCTACCTTTATACTGATTGATAAATTCAACAATTTGTTTATCTAGTTTAACAAAATCTTTTCCACCAACACCATAGATGCGAGCAGCATCAGATGAATAAACATCCTCAGGATAAATACGAGTAATGTTATCTAGTGATGCACCAAACTCACGGTCAGGTGCTGTGTGTGCGCCACGGTAGCCAGCAGTAAATGTTGACTGTGGGTGGCGTTGTGGACCTTTACGGGTAACAACTCTTAATGGAACTGGTCGCCCAGTATCTGAGATGTAACGCTCTAGTCCAAAAGCAAATTCTTGTGTTGCATAACGGTCAGCAATTTGTGCGTTAGTAGATGCAGATAATGGTCTTGCTGGGTCAAACTCAAAACTGTCTGCTACTGAACCATGATACAAAGTAACGGCTTCTGCTTCTGCCAAGGCAGAACGAAGTCTTTTAAGTTCTCTAGGTAGAACAATGGCTGCTGCTTCCTCAACACCAACTAGATTGCCTTTAGCCTTTTCAGCAGCAATGTAGTTAGCAATTAGGCGCTCGCCACCACGCTCAATGTCTGCCATGCGGGTACGGATTTCTCCTGCAAGACCTTTACGAGAAAGGTCAAGACCACGAAGCATGTCTTGAAGTTTTGCAACTTCATCACGCAAAACATTGATGTCGTCTTTACGACCAGCCAAGACTTCAACATTATCAATAAGGCGGGTAAAGCCAGCCTTACGGTTTTGTAAAAATCTTTGTACAGCCGAAGGACCACCAACTGCTACCGCTGCTGGCAAAGCAAAAGCCTTAGCCATCATAGATAATTGTGCTTCTGTAAGGTTACGAACCGTGTAACCTAGGCGCATAAGAACAGATGTCTTGAAAATGTCGTTAACATTATCAAGGGTGTTCATAAACTTTTGTCCACGAACAGCAATCTCTGTTGGGTCAATACCTGAAAGAATACCCGGAAGCACACGCTCGTAAGAGTCAATGCCATCCTTTAGTCGGCGTAAATCCATTGCAATAACAATGTTTGCAGACTCACGCTCTAACTGTGGGAACTTAGCAATTACTGGACCGTTCTCTGTAAAGATAGACAAGAAGCCACGGTCTTTGTGTTCTTTAAGTGTTTTAGCACGGCGGTAATCAAAAATTGCGTATAGTTTTTCAATCTGTTGCTGAGTCATGTTTGGGGCAATAATTCCCAAAGCATCTTTTTCAGCCAATTTAATAATGTTTAAACGCTCGCCTTCGGTGGCTGCTGCAAGATACTGGTCAGCGTATGTGCCAGCCTTTGCTGCAAATGTTCCACCTGAAAGTTCAACAGCCTCACGCAAAAATGCGTTCATTTCTACATAGGAGTCACCATCATTTACTCTGAATACACCACTTGGGCGAAACTTAGTAAAGAACTCTGACTTACCCTTCATGTAGTTAACAACCATTACGGCTGGGTGAAGGCTTGTCTTTTGTATCATTGTAATTTCAGGGTCAGCAAAAGTCTTTGCTAACTTTTCTGCACGATTGCGTGCATAACCTGAAAGTGGTCCACGGGCAAAAGTTCCACCACGGAACTCATTACCACCAGTAGAAACCTTTTCCAATGCAATACGGAAGCGGTCATCCTCTTTAACAAGATTATCTAAATAAGTTGTAACTGCCCTATTGTATTCAGGGTTAACAATTAAATCACCATCAAGTTGTCCGTTAAGTGCTTCACGGAAAGGCTTTGGTGTATCTGTTAAGTTATCAAGAACAAGTGCTGCTTCGTCATCAACCTTGGCGATTGCTGCCATTGCTTTCTTGTCTGTACCAATTACAGCACGGAAAGTATCAACAACTTCTTGTTCAGTAGTTGCACGACCAAATAAATAAGCCATAGCGTCAGGATGTGTAACACGCTTTTTAGCCCAGTATTCATACTGAGTCTTTGCATCAGAGCGTGCAAGGAATTGAACATCCTCAACAGCACGACCTTCACCTTTAAGAGCGCGACCTAATAGGTCATCAACTCCTTCGGTAGTCATTGCTAACTTACCAAAAACTTTACGGGTTGCAGAACCCGGAATTGCTGCAATGCCAGTACGACCAGCACCCATTAACCCTGCTGCCATTGGCGCACGGGATGCAATAGATAAACCTTTACCAGCAAACCCTGCAAAGAATAATGGGTCAATGGTCATAGATGAAGTAAAATCAACAGAACCGCTAGCAAACTTACCAATGAATTGGTCGTTAAATGCTGCTTCTCTGTCCTCAGGATTGAATAAATCAAATCCTGCTGATAAAAACTTTAAGTTACGGTCAGTAAAATCGTGAAACCAACCTGAATTTTCTGCTGCGTTCTTGCCCGGACCAAACAAAGATAGGGCAACTTGACCCATAGAAATTTCATCTTTGTTTTCGGCTACACGCTGTTGATACTGTTCGTATGTTTCACCAACATTTTTGTATCGGTTATACATAAAGGGCAGTTCAAGTCCCTTTTCAACAATGCTTTCACGGGCTTTTCCACCGAGTTCATAAGATGCTTCGCCAACAGCAAACAGTCCCTTGACTGCACCACGAACTGGCGTGGTTCCAACTTTGACTACACCTTTAGCAACATTAACGGCATCTACATACCAAGGGTCATCATTAGAACCTGATGTAGCAATGTCGTGGATTAGTCCCGGTATGCCTGTAAAATTAACAACACCTTTGGCTATGTCGCCAATACGGTTAAACCAAGACATTAAACTTGACTCCGTAAATAACGGTAGAAGTTACGCATGGCATTTGATGCATTTGGTGACTCAGCAATGCGTGCATAAATTGGCAATACAGCCATAAGTCTTGCAACATCCTCAGAGTTTTGAGCAGCCACCATTGCTGGGGAAGTTAATACTTCCGGTCCCGGACCTGCACCCATTGGAAGTCCAGCAGTAATTGGTTCCTCAGGGTATTGAGTTGGTTGGTCTAACGGAACAACTGGCTTTGCATAACCTGCTAAAGCCGAGCCTTGATTTAAAGGTAAAGATGCTGGGCTGGATTGTCCACCACTCATGGGCGCTTGGGTTTGTAGGTCGTAAAAGTCCTGCCCGTCACCATAAGCCATGCCTGCTGTGTATCGTGCAGGTTGTCCATCCGTTCTTTGAGAGAGCGCACCGGGTCCTGAAACTGGTGCAGGGTTGGTCGGTTTCCTGTATCCACCGCGCTGGTCTGCCATTTTATCCTGCTTTCATTTCGCTTTAAGAGCGTATCTAAAGTGCATCTTTTAAAATTATGAGTAGTTTTGTTTAAACAGCGTACTCAGGCTGCATCAATGAAGTTCTTACTTGTTCTTGGAACCACGGGTTCCTTTTGGTTGCTTGCTAAGAAAAAGCGTTCCGCCTTTAGGATTGCCCTTTTTTGGAGTGCCATCTACGCGTGGCTTTTGTACATTAGCCTTACCTGCTGAACCTTGGTTCGCTGGCTTCTTGCTGTATCCCTTCATTTATTCACCCCCTTTACGCTGGTACTCGCCGAATTAGGCTAGCCTGTAAATTAGGCTCTCCTTGTTGAGTTAGACTTGCTAAAAGTGACTGAACATCAGGGCGACCACCCGGTGCGATTTGACCCGCAGCCGTGCCTACCATCCGACCAGTTGGACTTAATCCAGCAGGGAGTTGCCCAGCACCTGCGGGACCCTCAACTGGCATGCCATCAGGACTTACTGTTTCAGGAGTCATGCCCGCAGGTGTGGGAACCTCAGGTTGTTTAAACGCATCAGCCACAGCAACTTCAATAGAAGTTCC